GTTGAGTCTCGTGATGCTGGTAGTTTTATTCGTCGTTATTGTGGATATTATGGAGATTCATTTGATTCTGCAATGAAAGATTGGAGAAAAGAAAAAGCGTTCTCAATTAAAAACTCTGGTTACAACACATACTTTGGAATGTCTTCGAATATTCTTTCTAAAAATTCTGAGTTTGAAGTAAAAGAAGATGCCACTAAAACTCAAATTAAAACTGCATTTGTTAAGAGTTTAAAAACTAAGAAAATGAATAAAAAGATTCTTGGTGAATTTATTGAACTTATTGCTTAATAAATATTTTTATAGTAATAGGTAATCAAAATGTCTAGATTCGGAGATTTATTGGGGGGCAGAAAAACCGCGCCAGTACCAGCACCTGCTCCCGAACCTGTAGTAGAAGCACCTGCTCCCGAACCTGTAGTAGAAGCACCTGCTGCCGAGGAAGAAGTTGCTGAACTTCTCTCATATGAAAGTGATGTCTCCCTTCATGAAATGACCAAAGATGAATTGGAAGAATACGGAAGAACTGTTGGTATCGAACTTGACAAAAGACATTCCAGAAAAAGGTTGGTTCAAGAACTCGAAGAATACTTGACCAATTCTTGAACTGGCACACTGGGGAGTCACACGACTCCCCTTTTCCATGTATAATAACTTCAGTTGAAACAGACAACTAACATTATGACCATCTCTGCCGACTACATCCGCACTTCTCTTCAAGCAGTGTATGGAGAGTCTGTAACTGCCGCTGACATTCGTGCCTGGTGCGCTATGAATGGTTCTAACTACCAGACAGTTACTAAGAAAATTGATCAGTTTAAAACTAGTCGTGGTAAGTGGAATCTGACCATCCAAGAAGCACGGAAACAACTGGAGCAAACTGTAAAATCTCCTGCTGCCCTTCCTGCTGTTGAGCAAAACCTTATTCCTGAAAAGGATGATACCTTCGTCAAGTTTGGTAATTTTGGTTCTGTTAAAAAGATTGTTCAATCTCGTCTTTTTTATCCGACATTCATTACAGGTCTTTCGGGTAATGGTAAAACGTTCTCTGTAGAACAAGCTTGTGCTCAACTGAATCGAGAACTAATTCGGGTCAACATTACTATCGAAACTGATGAAGATGATCTTATTGGTGGTTTTCGCCTTGTGGATGGGGCAACTGTTTGGCATAACGGACCTGTCGTGGAAGCACTCGAACGAGGAGCAATCTTGCTACTCGATGAAATTGACCTTGCTTCTAACAAAATCCTTTGTCTCCAATCCATCCTTGAAGGTAAGGGTGTGTTCTTGAAGAAGATTGGTAAGTTTGTGAAACCTTCTGCTGGTTTCAACGTCATTGCCACTGCTAATACCAAAGGTAAGGGTTCTGATGATGGTCGTTTTATTGGAACTAATGTTCTCAATGAAGCATTTCTTGAGCGATTCCCTGTGACGTTTGAGCAGTCTTATCCTTCTCCTGCAACTGAGCAAAAGATTCTTGAGGGTATTGCCCTAGATCTTGGTGTTGAGGATCAAGATTTCTGCAAACGTCTTGTAGATTGGGCTGACATTATCCGTAAAACCTTTTATGATGGTGGTATTGAGGAGATTATTAGCACCCGTCGTTTGGTGCATATTATTCGTGCATACAGCATCTTTGCCGATAAAGCGATGGCAATTGAAGTTTGTGTGAATCGTTTTGATGATGAAACTAAGCAAGCATTCCTTGAACTCTATGACAAAGTTGACGCCGACTTCCAACTCCCTGTGGAGGGAGTACAAGACAGCAATCTGGGAAACCTTTCCTGATTTAGAACTGGATTGCGAGTGGGCAGATTGGAGATCGTTACAGTTTTCATCTAGTAACGTCTCCAATCTATCTGCTAAAATCTACGTAAACAAACACATTCTCAAATCCAGAGAAGTTGAGATATGGGATGAAAAATCCTGTATTTACAACAACATCATCTATCCTCGAACTGGTAGCAATCTTCCTTGTTTCGGTATGGATCTGATGGGTTTCTTTGATAAGAAAGTCATTATTGTATTTGACTTTCAACATCCAGTGGAAAATTATTTGTTCTCCCATCCAGATCTTCCAAAGGCAGATGGTTCATTCAGATTCTTTGAACCTGGTAATCACTTCTCCGAGAATGTGTATGTTGCAAAATGCACCATGTCGGAAGTTAATGAGCACCTTGAAGTATTCAAAAAATACTTGACTGTCTACAAGGATATGCTAGAATGTAAGAAACCTAATGGAAACGATTTTTCTACCTATTGCGACTTTGATTCTTATATGAAAAAGTTAGACCCTGTGAGTGGATATCTTTCTAGTAAATTTGGTAAAGAAAAAGCAGAGTCTCTTGTAAACGATTTTCTTTTCTGCTATGGTTAATTCCTGGTCCCTACTTTATGATGAACTAAAAATGGATGAGCATCCTTTTTCGATCAATGACTTTACTGGTTCCCATGTCTGTGGTGGAATGGGAGACGATCACATTACTTTTAATTTGAATATGAGCGAAGACATTATTCCTAACTCTCCTGCAACACCTTGGAAGTATAATGAAGAAGAGATTGTAAAAGAACTTCTTGAATACATCCGTGGAACTTACAACCAGCATTACTCTGCTGGTGATGATAGAATCCAAACACTGGATTTGATCGAAGCTTGTGGTGATGGTGAGGCATTCTGCAGATCCAACATTCTCAAGTATGCCTCTCGCTATGATAAGAAAGGCACCGCACGTCGTGACATTATGAAGATTCTGCACTATGCTGTTCTTCTGATGAACTTCAATGATAAGAACGCACAACGTGAAACCTACAACCAATGAAACTGAAAGAACGCACAATGAAACTGTCTGATAATGCCCTTGCCATCCTTAAGAACTTTGCCGGAATCAATAACTCGATTCTTGTGAAGCAGGGAAATAAACTCCGAACTATTTCTATGGCAAAGAACATTCTTGCCGAAGCAGAAATCAAAGAAGAGTTTCCCCGTGACTTTGCAATCTATGACCTCAACCAGTTTCTGAATGGTTTGAGTCTGCACCAAGATCCTGATCTTGATTTTCAGGAAGAGTCTTATCTGAGCATCAAAGAGGGTAAGCGTCGTGTGAAGTATTTCTTTGCCGATCCTAATGTGATTGTTTCTCCACCAGAGAAAGAGATTCAACTTCCCACTCAAGATGTTTGCTTTCAAGTTGATAGTGTAACCCTTGAGAAACTGGTCAAGGCAGCAGCAGTTTACCAACTCCCCGACCTTTCTGCTATCGGTGAAGCAGGTGTTGTGAAACTGGTGGTTCGTGACAAGAAGAACGACACTTCAAACGAGTATGCCATTGTTGTTGGTGAGACCGACCAAGAGTTTACTTTCAACTTTAAGGTAGAAAATATCAAGATCATTCCTGGTGCTTATGATGTTGTAATCTCTTCTAAACTTTTATCACAGTTTACCAATAGTCGGCATAATCTTAAGTATTATATCGCTCTGGAACCTGATTCCACTTTTGGTTGATGAAACACATTCTTTTTACATTGAAGGGTTGTAATGTTGAGTTAATGGAGGATATAGATTACATGCGATTGATGCTGTATAATGCAGCAAAAGAGTGTAACTCAACCCTTCTCAACTTATCAGTGCATAAGTTTGAACCCCAAGGATTTACTGGTATTGCTATGCTTGCTGAGTCTCATATCAGCATTCATACTTGGCCAGAAAAAGGTATGGCAGTTTGTGACGCCTTTACCTGTGGGGATCACACCACGCCGGAAAAGGGTGTAGAATACATGCAGAAAATGCTAGAGTCATCTGGTATTATTGTGAATGAATTTACTCGACCTTTAGAATGAACATCTTTGGTTACTTCACAGGAGACCTGATTGGATTTGATTATGAAAAACCACATTGATAGAGCAACTGATGATCCTCGTTGGGAGAAAGCTACTCTTGAAGAGGCTAAAAAAATCATACAAGAATATAAAGAAAATGCTTGGTGGAACGACTATGATGAATGGGCGCATTCTGAAATGGATGACCCACATGAAGAGGAATAATTTATCGTGAAACTGATTGATAAAAAGGATTCTCGGTATTTTACTGAGACATCCAAAGAACCATACATTCGTCACCGATATAAGGTGGTAGATGCTCATGGTGATTTTGTTATTATTGACAACTGGGAAGAAACCCAGATGATGTGGTGGAATACTC